CCTCGTGTCCAATTAATATCGTGATTCAATTGAAAATGTTTCACAATATCCGAGTAGGCTCCCACATAACGTGGAAATTGGATCAAACAGGCATCCTTAGCATGTCCAGTATTGGAAGTTAACTGACTGTATTTACAAACGCTAAAAGGCAGCTCAAAACGAGCGCCATTGATGTTCTCTATACAGATGGTGTCAGTTCTCTTCAAAGCCGGAATTAGATGGTGAGGGGCCAACATGATACTGTCACGGATGAAAAGTCCGTTTAGGAGGGGGTGCCACAACCCTGCGGCATTCTTTCGCGAAATCTTGAAAGTATTCGACACGATCCGGTGGGTGATTAGTTCTTGAGCTGTTTTGTCTTTCCACATCTGCAGCTCTGCATCTACAATGTCACCTTCACGGCATACCGCCTTCGGTCGAACAGTTCTTGAATCTCCGCTAACGAAAGCTTCTCTTTGAACCACAGGAGGTCGTACAGTCTGGTTATCACCGCTGCTCGTTGCCTCCTGATTGACATCCAAGAGATTCTCTTGTACCACTACAGCACGACGGGTTGTTTTGAAGTCACCACTGGAAGCGGCTTCAATTTCAGCAGGTTCAGATATTCCAACAATAAACGCTTTCTTATCACGTTTAAGTTTGCGGGCAGGTCCATTTTGAGGTGGTCCTTCACCAACCTCTCTCTGAGCTTTCTGTGGCCCAGTAGAAAACAACGTCCACAAGCCGAATCCGACAAGAGCGGCACCAAGTAAGACTAACACACCTCTAAGAGAGGTGATTGACTCAATCACTTGGTGGAAGTAACCCTTAGCTGCCTTCACAGTAGCTTTCAGGCTCTCCCGAATCTTTTCGGACCTAGTTCGTGGAATTTTGACATCTTCCTTAGAAATAGTCGTAATCACTTCCTGTAGTAAATCATTTGCATAATCTACACAATCATCAGCGATATCAACTACCTCTTCTTCTTCGTTGACCTGCATTTTGGCTCGGAGAGCTTCGATACGGTCGTTGTCAAGTCGTTTTTCCAAATCGGCGTTCAAACGTCGGGATTTAGCCCACAGAGCATGCATCTCTTTCAAACAATAATCGAGAAACATCTCATAGGTCATCAGAACAGGCATTAAGCCCTTCTCAGGATCATTCGGATCGGTGCGCAGTAGTGGCTGCGCTGATTCGGCGTCATACAACATGATCTGGTAAACTTCAGTGTCGACAGGTCCTTTAGTTTTGGTGGTATCTAATCTTGGAACGATCATACCCTTGGACTTAGAATAAGCACCATAGGTAAAACCGTCGTAATTGTCGACTTTCGCACAAATTTTGATTCGTCGTCTGTAAGCATCAGAATAAGTCAACGAATTTACATTCTGTTCAAGGACATTGCTTGTGAGGAGCAAGACCTTAGAGCAAAACTTAGTTCGCTGTTTTTCTTCCATCGCAGCCATATGGAGTGGATAAGGAGCAATATTTGCTGCTCTAATCAACTCCATAAATTCTTCGTTGGGACTAGCCGCACCATCAACACGTTGACCAAAATCATCATAACAAACGACATTCTGTCCATGATATCCGTCCCAGAATTCTTGTTCACAGTTACGGAAATAGATGTTTTTGGCAAAATCACGAGCATCATCATTTTCACTAGAGATTGCAGCGTTCAGATCGGAAGCTAGAGGCCAGGACATACCTGACTTGCCAACTCCACTGTCTCCAAACAAGTGAATCACCAGTGGTTCCATTCGGGGTTTATTACCAAACACTCCAGTGTTGTCGCTCATCTTCTTCATGCGCTCAACAACTTTCATGCATTGGTTCAACTGCATCGTGAGATTGGGTCCAAATCGCTTGTTGGTCAGTTCTTTAGAAAACTCAATACCCTTGCGGTAAAGAGCGTCAACTTTGAAAACTAACTTTTCATCTCTGTCGAGTCGGTCCTTAAGTGTTTCACCACTTTCCGACACTTCCTGCAATTCGAGAACATCATGAACAAATTCGGCATACCCATTAAGAGTAGAATCGAGATTTTGATCCACGAGAGGTCCTCGGAAGCAAGAGAGAATCCAGTCAGTAATCATCGTAAACATGGGAACTGCATTCTTGGCAAAGGTCACAACGTTGTTCATGCTGCGACACCTATCACCAAAGAACTTCAGACATGCATCAAAATTACCGGACGGCAACCCACATGCCGTTACCAGCAGAGTGCTCAGCAGAGCACCAGTTACAGGAGCTGCAGCCCAGTGAC